AATGCTTCTCACTGACCTTACGCGCAAGACCCAAGAATCACTGGAGCAGAATCCAGATGACGAGTCACGTGTATTTTATGTGGGTGTTACACGTACTAAGGAAAGTTTACATATAATACAGCCACAACGTGAAGGAGGATTCATAATATGAAAAAAGAAGAAATTTTAGAACAAGCAAAGAAACTTATTTCTAATAACAGAGAAGAGCAACACGGGGATGCCTATAAAAATCATTCACAAATCTCTGACTTATGGAGTGTATTTTTGGATGATAAATTAAAACCCTTTAAGGAAATTAGTCCAGGAGATGTGGCGCTAATGATGGTGTTAGTAAAAATATCCCGTTCAACCATGGGAGAATTCAACAAGGATGATTACTTGGATGGTTCTGCCTACATGGCCATTGCGGGGGAATTAAATGATCCTGATAATATTCTAGGCCAAGAAAAAGATGAAGGAACTATAAGAGGGGAAAAAACATTAGCATATATTAAGAAACTCAACAAGGAGAAGAAATAATGATGAAAGATATGTTCAAGGAAATTAATTCAGAATGGGTGGCACCTACCACCTTTCCTGATCTAAGTACACATAGTAAAGTTGCCATTGATTTGGAAACATGCGATCCGGAGTTAATTAAGGAAGGACCAGGATGGCCTACCAAAAGGGGGCAAGTGATTGGTATTGCAGTCTCATCCAACGGTTTTACAGGATATTATCCTATCGCTCATGAAGGTGGGGGAAATATGGATGAAAAGAAAGTAATTAAATATGTAAAGTCCATATGTGAAGACGGTTCAATTGATAAAGTGTTTCATAATGCTCAATATGATATTGGTTGGCTTTCAACAGTAGGGATAGAAGTCAAGGGAAGAATACACGATACAATGGTTGCCATGGCGCTCATTGATGAGAATCGTTTTTCTTATACCCTAAATAGTATTTCAGGAGAATACTTAGGGGAGAGAAAAAATGAAACAAAATTACGAGAAGCCGCAGATGCGTTTGGAGTAGACCCGAAGAATGAAATGTACAAATTACCGGCACAATTTGTTGGAGAATACGCTGAAAAAGATGCGAGGTTAACATTAAAGCTTCATGAGAAATTGTCATGGGAAATTACAAAAGATAATCTTCAGACAGTATATGACATAGAATGTCGATTAATCAATGTTATTTTTCAAATGACTAAAAAAGGTGTGCGTGTAGATACCCACAGCGCAGTGAATCTAATAGAACGTTTCAAGAACAAAGAAAAAAAGTTACTGAAGAGAATTAAGGATCTTACTGGACTTAAAATAGAAATATGGGCGGCAGCTTCAATATCAAAAGCTTTTGATGCTTTAAATCTTCCATATGAAAGAACAGAGAAGACTAATTCTCCATCATTTACTAAGATGTTCCTAACAGACCATCCACATGAGTTACCTCGATTAATTATGCAGGCGAGGGAATTAAACAAATTAAGAGGAACTTTCCTGCAAGGTCTCTTAAACCACAGCAAGGAGGGAAGAATACATGCCCACATTAACCAAATTAGGTCTGACAGTGGAGGTACTGTCACTGGTCGTTTTTCTTATAATCATCCTAATTTACAACAGATTCCGAGCAAAGGACAATTCGCAAAAGACATTAGGAAAATCTTTATTCCAGAAGCTGGGGAATATTGGCTTAAAGCTGACTACTCACAACAAGAGCCAAGACTCTTAACTCATTTTGCTAAGCTCGTGGAGCAACCAGGATCAACAGAGGTACAGGAAGCTTATCAAAAAACTGATCTTGATTTTCATCAACAAACAGCAGATATGGCAGGAGTTGAAAGAAAATTAGCCAAGACCATAGGATTAGGAGTAATGTATGGTATGGGTTATCATAAATTAGCTAGAGAGTTAGATATGGAACCACAAGAAGCTAAATTAATGCTACAGGATTTCCATAGTAAAGTACCATTTATGAAGGGTATGTTGGAAGCAGTTATGAATCGTGCTAATAATAAAGGCGTTATTCGTACTTTATTGGGTCGTAAATGTAGATTTGATCTATGGGAACCTACATCTTGGGGTGTGCACAAGGCATTGCCACTAAATCAAGCACAAACAGAGTATGGGATGGCAATTAAGAGAGCTTATACTTATAAGGCATTAAATAGGTTGATTCAAGGATCAGCTGCAGACCAGACCAAGAAAGCTATGGTTGATGTATATGAGGAGTTGGGTATTGTTCCTCTTATACAAGTTCATGATGAATTGGACTGCTCTGTTAAGAATGAAAAGCAAGGAAAAAAAATAAAGGAAATTATGGAAAATTGTGTTGAACTAGTAGTTCCATCCAAAGTGGATACCGAGATTGGTGAAAGTTGGGGTGGATAATGGCTTACGCTAGACCTAGACAAGAAAGATATATTAAAACGGCTAAAGGAAAAGCAGCTATTAATAGATCTAGAACAAAAGAACAAAAAAAGCTTAGATCTACACTAGAAGGAAGGATTACATTAAGATATATAAAGATTAAATGTGAATGGGGTAAGTACGTAGCTGATTGGTGGTTGAAACAAAAACCCATATGTTTTATGTGCGGACCCGAAGTTATATATGAAAAAGCCCCTTCTAGAAAGAATGGAAGACAAAATAAGAACGAATTAGCTATTGACCATGACCACAAGTATTCTAAAAAAGATTATAGAAAAAATCCTAATTTAGAACCTCGTGGATTACTTTGTCAAAGACACAACATGGCTTTTGGTCAGTTTGGAGAAAATATTGACGAATTTAAACGGGCAATAAAATATAAAAGGAAATATGGATGAACTGGATCTGTGCAACACTTATAACTTGCTTGTCATTTAATCCAGAAATGGATTATACAAACAATAATGAGTTTATTGAGGATGTACGTGCATGCACGGTGCATCTTAATTCCATGTATCCGGAGCACGAGAGGGTTCCAGTAAATTTAGTTTTAGCACAATCCATTCACGAATCCGAGTGGGGGCGTTCACGGTTTGCCACTGAAGGCAATAATTTATTGGGGATTCGTACATTTGACCCGTCTGATGATCAACTAAAGCCCATTAATAAACCTAATGTGAGCTGGGGGCTTAGGATCTTTGAGACCAAATGTGAATCCATATCTTACTATATAGAATTATTAAATAATAACCATCATTATGAAGGCTTCAGGGAGGAGAGATTAATGCAGTATACCAGTGATTTAGTGGACCTGGAAAAGTTAGCGATGACACTTGCAATTTACGCCGAAGACGTGTATTATACGCAAAAAATAATCCAAACAATTAGAGAGCTGAATGACAACGAAAAGTAAAGGAAAACCCGGGTACAGGGAACAAGGCAAGAAAAGGGCTGACGGTGTCAAGCACAATTTTGCCATCAACAAGGAGCAGATGGAATATGAGAGAAGAAAACTTTTACAGGAAATGTCAACAAAAGTTACTAAAAAAGATCTTAATAATATGGCGGCAGTTGCGGCGACTAAGGAGCCTGAGTACCTTGACGAGGAAGGAAACAAACGAGAGCCAACATTGCGCATCCTATCACTCGGCGCAGGGGTTCAGTCTTCCTGTCTCGCACTCATGGCGCAAGAAGGACTGACAAAGCACAAGCCAGATTATATGATCTTTGCTGATACGGGATGGGAACCGTCGTTCGTTTACGAGCACGTTGAATATCTCAAAAAAGCAATAACAATTTGCCCACTCATTACAGTTGAGCGAAGCAACATCCGTGAGGATCTTATTCGTGCAGCGAATCCCATCAAGGGATCCAATGAGGAGCATAAATCTTTCGCCGGACGCGTACCGAACCCCCCACTATTCGCGAAGCGTCCTGGTGGAAAGGTTGGCATGCTTTATAGGCAGTGTACACATGACTACAAGGTCATTCCCATTCAAAAAAAGATGAGGGAAATTCTAGGAGTCAAGCCACGGCACAGGGTTAAGAAAGGAACAATCGTTGAACAGTGGATTGGCATCTCAACGGATGAGGCCATGCGCATGAAGAAGGCCAGAATGTATTGGCTGGAGTCGCGTTGGCCTCTGATAGAAATGAAAATGTCAAGGGCTGATTGCCTAAGGTGGTACAAGGAAAGCGGAGTGCATCCAATGCCAGGAAAATCATCTTGCATAGGGTGCCCATACCATCACAATGACCAGTGGAAAAACATGCAGAAGAACTATCCAACGGACTTTGAGGATGCATGCGAGGTTGATGACAAGATTAGAGCAGGATTGAAGAATACAACAGCAGAATTATTTTTACATAAGTCAGGCGTTCCTCTAAGAACAATAGACTTCCAGGAGAAGCCTAAGCAAGCGAATCTTTTCGGAGAGACATTCGATGAGGAATTTGCGGATGAATGCGAAGGACTTTGTGGAGTATAAGAAAGGGGAGGACTATGATCCGAAGAGCGTGCGACCGGGCCCTAAAGGAGGGACGGCTCCTAAATTCAAATGTTTCAACTGTGATAAATGGTTTAACGGGAATGAATGGAAGTATACGCTCTCTAAATCGTGGTATCCTTCTCTTAAATATAAGATTAACTTTTTATGCGGTCCGGATTGCTCTTTGGAGATTTCTGAGAAATATAAAGAGAAATATGTTGGGCCGTGAGTAGAGCAGATCTAAAGAGAAAGAAACATAAAGGAAGGCGAAAGGTTGGGTCTAATAAGAGACGCAACAGAAGACGCATCCGGCTAGGACTAAAAATAAGGAGAAAATAATGCATCCAAGTAAAGAAGAAATTGAAAGCAGGAAAAAGGAACTGCAAAAGCAGCTTGATGATCTTACAGCAAAAATAAGCCAGGGGAGAGACGCGATAAGAAA